TCTGCTCTAAATGTTCCAAATCTCCAATTCTCATCCTTATCTGTATTTTCAATTTTAAGGTTTGCTAATCTTCCTCTAACTCTAGTATCTATTTTTGATGTAGTTGGAAATACATTGAATTCAGAAGTTGTTGTTACACTTGATATTGGAAAATTTTTTGTTTTTAAAGTTACCTTTGCTTTTAATTGTAAATTTTTAAAATCTGGTAAAAACCTACTTACTCTCAATAAAAATTGTCCATCTCCTTCATTAGGTAAATCAAAATCTCCTGATTGTACAAATGCAGCAATAGCTGTTTCTACACCATTTAAATCAACTTTGTTTAATCCTACCTCTTGAGCATAATAAGTTGTTGCTCCAAATGTATTTGTTTGTCCAGATAAATTTCCGATGTTCGGTGTTCCTGATGCGTTAAATTCTGTTGCATAAGGTACATCATATGTAGATGCATCAGCATAAGTGCTTCTTGGTAAAGACATTGTAGCCCAAGTATTTTCTACATAATTGTAAACAGCTGTTCTATCATTTTGAACAGATGGACTATTTAAAGGAGTTCCTTTTGGATAAAACCAATTTATTTCATTGAATAATGAATTATGAGATGCATAAATAATTTCATTAGAAGCATAGTTTACACCTAAATTATTACCAGCAGTTGTGAACACAAAGTCTTCTATTAAAGAAGGAAGTAGTTTCACTGTTCCGTCAAATTTAAAAAATCCTCCTGCGCTACCCATCCAAAACACTTGACCGTCTGCATAAACGGCAGCATGTTGACCAATACATCCGCAGTTAGAACCAACCTGTCTAATAGAAAAGGTAAATGGTGGACCAACAAACTGCATAGTATAAGCAGCTTGATCAGTTAAAATTAAATTATAATCTTTACCAGATACAGCAGCTACAATTTTATTTCCTGTATCCAGTCTAAATGTTCCAGCAGTATTAACAGATGTTGGAGCATAGACATTGTAATTTTCTTGATCACTAAATCTTATAAACATAGGGTCTTGTGTAGTTGCATCTCCAATAGTTGTTTCGGTTCCAAAGTGGACTACGTGTCTATCTCTGTCTGAAGTTATTGTTAATCTTGAAGCTGTTGGTGCCCCTGTCATAAGGACAGCTCTTCTATCTAAAGGATTAGATAATCCAGGATTCCAAACAAATGTCTTTCCATCTTTAACAGTTGCAACAAGTTGTTCTCCAAAATTATCTAATGACCAAGAACCAGGATCTAGAATTGTTGTAGAGGCTGTACTTCCACTTCCCCAAGAAACAGTGCCCCATGTGCTTGTACCCCAACCATAACCATATGTTTGTATTGTAGGGCCAATCTCTTCATAAGCTTCAACGGTAGCAGTTCCTGCTGTAGACATTCCTGTGCCTGTTTCATTTAAAGGCATTACAATATCAAAAGTATTTGTTGTAATATTGGTTATTTCAAAAGTTGTGTTTGTAAAATCTGATGAACTATATCCTGTAACACCTCCTCCAGGTAAAGTAACAGAACTAAAAGTTACGTATTCTTTGTCTAATAATGTATGAGATGTAAGTGTAACTGTTACAGTAGAAGACCCTGTCGTTGAAGTAAATGATGCTGTACCAGGTTGAGTATCTAAAGGAGTAATATCATAAAAAGCATCTTCATAATAAATATATAATGCTTTTGAAGTACCTAACGCTGCATACTTTCTACCCTCTAAATCGTTCCATGTATGTTGTGCTCTTGCAGGACCTGAAATTGTTTTTTGTCCGATAGCCGTGAACCCACCTATTTTTTCAGGTTGTCCATATCTAAATCTTACAAAATCACTATCTACCCACTGACCCTCAGCACCTGATGGAGTATCTGATTTATTTATTCCTGGTCTAATTTGTACACTTGTTAATGGCATAATCTATCCTGGATATTGTATTGGGTATCTTATCACAACTAAACCTGCTTTTGCAGATGTTTGAGGATAAGTTGTTGAACTTCCTCCACCACCTCTTCCATAACTTGCATTATTGTAAGATGTGTAGTTATCATTACCCGCTGATCCACCTGTTGTGTTTCCGGTAGATCCATTTACTGTATTTCTACTTGTTGCACCTGCTGCGCTTCCACTGTCACTGTTTCCTCCACCGCCTCCAGCTGCTCCTTGAAAGTCTGAAGATGCATTTCCACCAGCACTACCACCGTTGTCACCACCTCCGCCTCCACCTCCAGCTGAGTGTTGACCTGCTGATCTATCTGTACCATTTGTAGAACCTGAAGCACCTGCAGTACCTCCAGTACCTTGTGCTCCGTTTTGACCGTTACGGCCTCCACCTCCACCGTCTCCGGCTAAAGATCTTCTCTCGTTACCTCCGCCGCCACCACCACCGCCAGCGACCATTAAACCTGTTGTTGATCTCATTATTGCAGAAGCTCCGCCGCCTCCGCCTCCTCCGCCAGAGAAAGCAATTACACAATCACCACCTTCTCCACCAGTATATTTCGTACCACTTACGTTTATCCCTGAACCACCTGCACCTCCTGCACTTGATGTTCCTAAACTTCCATTTCCCCCAGCACCACCTACACAAATAGATAGACTTTCTGCATTTAAAGGTAATGATAAAGCTCTTACATAAGCTCCACCTCCACCGCCACCACCGTTACGGCCTCCTCTTCCTGGATCTCCTGCTGTGTCAGTAAAACCTCCACAACCACCGCCGCCTCCCCATAGGAAAGCTTGAACAGTTCCTTGTGTTCCTTTTATAGATACTGTGAATGTTCCGTTAGAAGTGAATTTGTGAACTCTGTAATCAACACCACCTATGTCTTCAGTAGATTCTGTTCCACCAGATGCTGTCATTGGAAACCAACCACCTGCACCTACTAATAAAGCATAGTGAGTCATGGTAGTCTCCTTAACTTAATGTTCCACCTGTGATTACAAATGTATTAGCTGCAACACATAGAATAGTTGCAACACCTCTTGGTTCTAAATCTCTATTTGCATTAGATCCATCTGTTGCCCAATACATAGTTACACCACCAGATCTGTTTATATCAATTTTTGAACTAGATATGTTTGCAAATATCGTAACAGTTTGACCTGCACTAAATACACCTGAAGGAACTGTAATATCTCCAGCTGATATAGAAATAACTTTACCATGATCACTTGCCTGTAGTGTATAGTTAGCACTTTTGGTAATAAGAGGAACTAATCTTACTTCGCCTTTTTGATCACTTAGATCTCCGCCTGTAGATGAAATATTATCAGTAGCACTAACAGTTGAACTTGCAACAATTGTGTTACATGTAGTAGCTGCACTAATATTAATATTACTTACATTGATAGTACCTGTAGAACTGTTTCCATTTGTTAGGATATCATTTAATGTAAGATTAGCTAATTGAGAACCAGATACTAATTTAATTTCTGAGCCATCCGCATATGCAAAATGACTTTTACCTTGAACACAAGTAAAACCTGTGCTTGTTCCGTTATTCATTTTTACTGTTAAGGTGTTTCCATCATGTGTAGTATCATCTACAAAAAGATAAAATTTTTCTAAACTATTTGGAACAGTTACAGTTCTTGCAGCACTTAAACCTGATCCCGTGCTTGAAAATCTAACAACCATATTTCTTGCATTAGATATAGCTCCATTGTTCATGTCTAAATCTACATCTGCTGATGTAACATCTATCGATTGATATCCAGCAATAGCTTGTTGTATTAAGTTTAAATTTGTATTAGTTTTAGTTCCCCATGTACCAGCGTTCTCACCGGTAGCCATGAGCTCAAGTTTTAAATCTGATGAATATGTTGACGGCATAGCTAATTATAACCTCTCTAAGCTGCTTTATCAACCTCAACCCAAGTGTTAGTAGCTCCCTTATCTACCTCAGTCCATGTATTTGAAGCTGCTTTATTTACCTCAGTCCATGTATTACTTACTCCTGGATCAACATTTGACCATGCTGTTACAAATGGTGATCTAGTTGCAGTTGTTAACTCAATTCCAGTGACTTGTACTTCTACTCCTGGAACTGCAGTTACGCTTCCAATTGTAGAAGTAATTGTTCTACCTGTTACATCAACAGGTGTATTAATATCTATTGTTTCTTCTCCTAATCCAAGAGTTCCTTGTATTCCTGTAACGCTTACATTTGCATCTGCTGTTATTGATGTATTACCTGTTGACATTTGCATGTCATGTTCTGTTACAACAACGCTTACATTACCATCTGCAGATATTGAGAATGTTCCTAAAGTAAAGTTAGCTTGTGAACCTGTAACATTTACATTTGCATCTGCTGTTGTTGTTTCTTCACCAAAACCTAAAGTTAATTGTGAGCCTGTTACATCAACAGGTGTATTAAGTGCTACTGATACAGATCCTATATTGGATGAAAGTTGAATTCCTGTTACATTAATATTTGCATTAGCTGTAGTAGTAGATGCACCAATACTAGTTGATGACTGTACACCTGTTACTGCTACGCTAGCATTGGTAGAGCCAGTTGCTGCAAAAGGAGCTTCTGCAAATGTAGTTATCCCAAAAGCCATCTATTACGCTCCTGGATCAATAATGTTATTGCCTTCTATTGCGGCCCATTCTTGAATTGCTTGGTAATCTGTGTTTGCTTCGTCTAGTGGTACATGCCAAACTTTACCATTTAATAAAGTCATTTTGTAACTCACTAATTCTGCATCTTCATATATTTTTTCTACTGTATTAATCATA